CTAAAGCATTACAAAGTGGTGCACAACCAGAAGAAGTATTACAAGAATTAGTAAAACAAGGTATGCCTCAAGAACAAGCTTCACAAATGATACAATCAATTATGCAACAATTAAAAGGTGGAACTCCTTCTGCAAAGAATGGCGCTAAATTAGAATTTATACAACGTCTTCAAAAAGGTGGAATGTATGTTAGACCTGCAGCAAAAGATGCAACTAATGTTTCATCAAAAGAACCTGTAAAACCTATGTCCAGACCAACAAATGGAAGTATTAGTTCATGGGAAGAACGTACTCCTGCAGTAGGAACAAAAGCAAATCCAAAACAATTACCAACAGTAACTGTAACTGCTAAAAAAATAGTAGCTAAACCTACAGGATCTACACCTCCTCAACAAACTAAAGTAGTATCTAAAACAACTGTAAAATCTGCAGTTAAACCTTCTCAACCTATTGATAATGTTCATTCACCTGTAGAAGCAAATAATGCTAATTTAACTCCTGATCAAGTTAAATGGGTTCAAATCCATTTAAATAGTTTAGGACATAATTTAGTGGTAGATGGTAAATTTGGTAAAGAAACTATGAAAGCAATTGGAGAAATTCAAGCAACTGCTGGATTACAACCAAATGGTAAATGGGATGAGGCAACTAGAGATGTATTTAAAACTTTAGATCGTACTGCAAGAGATGCAAAACAATCTTATTTAAATACAATGCAACAAAATATTTCTGCAGGAGAAATACCAGAAAATCCATCAGTATTACCAGAAACAATAACTACACAACCAAGTATTTGGGAAGGTGCTACATTTGCTAAAAAAGGTGGTTATCTACAAAAAGGGGCTAAAGTGACTAAACCTATCCCAGTTTTAAAAGGTAAACCAAATCCTGTATCAGATGATGCTGTACCTACTAAAAATGAAGGTGGAACTGATATGAATCCAAAAGATTGGAAAAAAGGTGTACCAAATACTTCTAGTAAAGATAAAAATATACCATCTGATGATAAACAACTTACTCCTTGGAAAAAAGAAAAAGGTGGTTATTTAAAAAATAAAACTAAACCAAAAGTTGATCCAATTGTAGAAAAGAAAGATATGTCTACAATGATTAAACCTAAAATGGCTAAAGGTTCTAAAATGAAAGCTAAAAAATGTTTAAAAGGATGTGGATGTGGTACTAAACTACATAAAAATGGTGGAATTCTATCAACAGTATGTTCATGCTGTGGTGGTCAATGTAATTAATATTAAAAAATAAATATATGCTAAAATTATTTTCTTATGATAATATGAAGAAGGAAGTAGTTATTAATGAAGCGGACGTCCTTTTAATTAAGGAGTTCGCTGATTTATGAACTAATGAAAGAAATGAAACTAAAAAAGATCCTACGGGTAAAAATAAAACTAAAGCATTTAGAGAATTTACTTATATATATTGTGCTATTGATTGGAGTTCTCCATATGCTAAATATTCGGAACAAGAAAGGCACGAAGAAGCTTTAAGAGACGGTGGTTTAGAACAAGAAGAATTTGATGATGAAGTATTCAGATGTGCTTGTAGAAAATACAAACTAATTCAAGAAACTTCTAAGATTGGTAAATTATTACAATCACAAAAAAATATGGTAGATAGAATGACTATCTATTTTGATAATCTTGATTTTGATGAAAGAGATGCTGTAACAGGTAAACCTATATTTAGAATGAAAGATGTTCTTGATGAAATGTCAAAAACTGGAAAAGCTTTAGAAAATATAGAAATATTAGAAGAATCTTACAAAAAAGAGCAAGAAAAAGAAAGTTCACTTAGAGGTGGTCGCATCGGAGGACGATTTGATTCATAATTATGGCTACTAAAAAAGAATTAGAAATAACTGCAAAAGCTGCAAAAAAAACAATAGTAGCAGGGAAAAAAGAAATAGAAAAAAAGAAAGTTGAAAAACAATTTAAAATAATTGAAGCAACTATCCCTACTATTATAGAAGAAGAGGAAGTTAATGAAGTAAAAATAATTAAAACTAAAGCTCAATTAGAAGTTGAGGAAATTGAATTACTTCGAGAACAATTAGAACTGGATAAGAAAAAAGAAAAACTTAGACGTAATAAAAATGAATGAGATGTAAAATTAGGTGAACCAATTGTATTTTTTGATCCTGAATTATCTTATGAACTTACAGGTTATAGACCTATTACAATGACTAAAGGTTTGGATTTTGTATCAGCACCTTTTACAGAAGCTGGTAGAATCTATGATGAAACTGGAAAATATAGTACATTTAGAGAAGGTTCTAAATTATATGATGAATTCTGGGATACTCAAATGGAGAGATGTAAAGATGGATATACTGTTGGAAAATATACAATAACTGGAGATAATTATTTCTGGTTAAATTTTTATAGATTACTTAATGTAACTAATATTCAAAAAGCTGCAGAAGGTCGCCTTGAAACATTCCCAGATTTCTTTTCTAAACAATATGAATATTTTCATTATATAGATCTTTGTGAAAAATCTGGATTTGATGTTGGATCATTAAAAGCACGTGGTGTTGGTTTTTCAGAAATTGCTGCATCTTTAGGAGTACGAGTTTATACTACAGTTGCTAAATCAAGATGTTTATATGCTGCTGCTGCTGAGGGATTTGTAAGAGATGTACTTGATAAAGCTTGGTTACAATTAGAGTTTCTAAATACTGAAACACAAGGTGGTTTTGAACATGTTAGAATGAAGAAAGATTCAGACATGAAAAAACGTGCTTCTAAAGTAACTACAGAAGGGACTGAATTTGGTTGGATGGCTACTTTAGAAGGTAAAGTTGTAGATAAACCTCGTAAATTACGTGGTGGACGTTTAGAACGTTTGTTCCTTGAAGAAGCTGGATCTAATCCTATATTAGTAACTTCTTATAATCAATCTGAAGCCTTAGTAAATATTTTAGGTAAACGTATTGGTTCAAGATTTGTTTGGGGTACAGGTGGTGATGAAGGACCTCAATTAGCAGGTTTAGCTGGTATGTTTTATAATCCTAGTGAATATAATATGTTACCATATTACCATAATCATACTGAAAATGGTCAATATGTATATACAGGATTTTTTATTCCAGCATATACAATGCATATTCCTTCATGTGATTCACGTGGAGTTTGTAATGAAATAGATGCTAAAATTTATTATAATTCTATAAGAGTTAAAAAATCATCTAATGCAAAAAACTTACTTGAATATAAATCAGAGTATTGTTTTACACCAGAAGAAGCACTTATTAGACAAGGGGATAATAGATTTGATACTGAGTTATTAGCTGAACAAATTGCTAATATTGAATTACATAAAACAGTTGAACTTCCTAAAATGGCTAAATTAAATTGAGAATTTAGTAAAGAAATAGGTGGAGCTAATAGACAAAAAGCACCCTCTCTTGAATACACTGATAAAGGTTTAATTACTATAGTTGAAGAACCTTGAACAGATGAAAATAATATACCTTATAATAATTTATATGTAGCTGGTATTGACTCTATTGATAGTGATGAAACTTCATCTACAGGTCAAAAAGATGTATCATCATTTTGTATTGTAATTAAACGTAGACAATTTGGATTAAAAGATCCTAAATATGTAGCTATGTATAAGTATCGTCCTAAAGATGTACGTGATGCATATGATACTGCAATGAAACTTTTAATGTATTACAATTGTAAAGCAGTAATTGAAACTTCTCGTGTATCTTTAATAACACATTTTAAAACTGAAAAAAAATTAAATTTACTTTTTTTACGACCTCGTGCAACAACAAGTGATGTAAATAAAGCAAATACTAGAATGTATGGTTGTTCTGCAACTGTACCAAATATTAATCATTATCTTGATTTAGTTGAAAACTATGTTAGTGATTATTGTCATGAAATAACTATTCTTGATATGTTAAATGAATTAATTAAGTATTCTTTTTTAAATAAAAGAAAATTTGATATTGTAGCAGCAATGGGAATGTGTGAATTAGCAGATGAAGAATTAATGGGAAATGCTCCAAGATCATCTACAAAAGTCAATAAAGAATGGCAAGATATTGGTTATTATACTGATGAAAATGGTTATAAACAATTTGGAGTTATTCCTAAAGTTTTACCACAACATAATCCAAATTTTACTCAACCTAATTATTCTTGAATGAACAATGACAACACTAGAAACTAAAATATTTGATTTTATAGAAGACAGTTATGATGCTAAATTTCTAGGAAAAGTTAAAGTAGATATTACAGGTGAAGATAAAGTAATTACTACTACAACAACAACTGATGTTGTTACTAGTACTAATCAAGGTATTAAATATGGTAGACTTTATAATTGATATGCTATAACTGATCCAAGAGAAATTGCACCAATAGGATGGCATGTACCGACAACTGAAGAATGAGGTACTCTTATTAATTACATAGGTGCTACTCCAGAATCTTTAGGCAAACTTAAGGAAACTGGCACTACCTATTGATCTGACCCTAATATAAATGCTACAAATGAAACTGGTTTTAGTGCATTGCCTGGCGGATATCTTACTATATCTAATTATAATAATCCAAATTATCCAGATAGTGCTAATTTCTATAATTTAGGAGAAAGTGGTTTCTGATGGAGTTCTTCAAAGTATGATAAACTAAATGCATGATATATATCTATACATAATATTATTAATTCTAATAATATACCTAGAAATAATTCTGATATACAAACAGGTTTGTCTGTACGTCTTATTAAAAATACTTCTATAAATGAAGGAGATATAATAATAGATGGAGATACTTATAATACAGTAACTATTGGAGATCAAATTTGATTAAAACAAAATTTAGCAACATTACATTATAGAAATGGAGATTTAATTGGCACTAATACTATGAATAGGACTGAATCTGTTAGTACTTATGTTAATGATGAATCAAATGTTTACAAAATTATAACTACTACAACTCCAGTTACAACTACAACTACAACTATAATACCTGTATTAAAAGAATATTGCTTATTAATTACTTTAAGTAATTATATGATACCATTGCCAATTTGTATACAATGTTTAAGTGATAATGATTTTTTTACATATATATGTAAAGAATTAAATACCAGGAATTTTCCTGTAGTAAAATATTTTAAATTAATAAAAAACGATACTAACGATGATAAAGACATTATTTAAAAATAGTGATGATAAAAATAGCGATGATTATTTAATTGCTCATTGTGATACAGCTATTGCTGAATTAGTGTTTGATAAAGTTTCACTAGTAAAAGCATTTAATTATTATCATGGTGTAAGAGATAGATTTCAATTTGCACATTTAGAACATAATTATGGAATTGGTAATCCGACTTCTATTGAATTTATTCCGCTTGTAAGAAAACATATTGATGCACTTGTAGGAGAATATCTAGCTACAAATATTACACCTAAAATATCTTGTAAAGATAAAGGAACTTTAACTAATATGTTTAGAGATAAACAATTGGCTATTTCTGGTAATATAGCTAAATTAATTAAAACACATTTAACTAATTCTATGTTTTCTGCACTTAAACAATGGATACTGATATTGCGAAACAATTACAAGAAATTTCTGATTCAACAGATAGAAATTTTATTTCAGAATATGAGATTGCCGCTCAAAATATTATTCAATATTTAATGAATTCTCGAGATGTAGATTTCAAAAATAAAATGAAAGACCTAATAATTGACCTACTGATAGCAGGTGAGACTTATTTTAAAGTCATTCCTACTACTGGAGGTACAAATATTAATATTGAAATTGAAAATCCTTTAAACACATTTGTTGATAGAGATTTTAAATCAGCCTATATGAAGAAAGGTTATCGCAGTGTAGTTAGAAAATGAATGACAAAATCTGAAATATTAGTTAAATATGGAGATAAACTTTCTAAAGATGATATTAAAGAATTAGATACTATTAAACCTGAATACAGTTCTAATAATTTAATGTTAATAAATGCTGTTAATTCTAGAACTGGGGCATTATTAACTGATGGTATTATGGCAGGAGTAGAAGCAACTCCAATGTATAAT